GTACTCGAAAGCCAGATGTTCGCGTATGTGTGCCTCCGCTGCCGCCTCGATAACCTTGGCCATCGGAGACTGGGAAAGAAGCTGGAGTATCTTGGGGTCCTGTATCGCCGCCACATGAACCGCAATGTGGGCCTCGTGATCCTGATAGGCAAAGGCCTGCACCGGGCGGCTGTTGATGAGATCCTCGTTTTCGGTTACCGGGTCGGCGGGCTTAACGTCGCCCTTGTCGGGAATGATCTTCTGAACGTCACGCATCCCCATGACTTCCAGCATCTGTCTGTGCAGTTCCGGCATGTCGTACATCTGCGGGGCCTGCGAGGCCAACTGCATCGCCGCCTGATACTGCATGATGCGCTGGGCCATTGTCGTGGCGTTGGGATCTGAAACCGGAATGACATCCACCACCTCGTTGAAGTCTTCCTTCCTGACCGCCTTGTCGTCGCCAACCTCATAGGCATACTCGGCAGGCATGTAGTCGCGGATCAGTCCGGCCAGTATCTTGAACTCGTTGCGAAGAGAGGCATGAACACGGGCCTGTACGGCAGACATAACCTTCATGCCTTTCTCCATGATGGCAAGCGTGGTTCCTACCGGAGCTTGGTTGCTCATCTCACTTACCTTCATATCCGCCTGTGCGGCGAATCTCCGTCCTTCGTCAACGATATTGCCGAGCAGGGAATAGAGAACCTGACTGGGTTCCTTGTAGGGGAGAAATGAAATGCTGTCCTTGATCGCCCCTCCCGGCACGTCCACGTCACGGAACTCTCCGGGCATGATGGGGGAATCGTCGCCCTTGATCCTGAGGCCCCGCGATTTCAAACCGCCGGGGAGATTGGAAAGGGTTCCCGCATCGACAAGCTGGCGCAGGATGGAGGTCGCTGACCGCGCCAGTCCGCCGATACAGTGTATCAGCCCGTATCCGTAAAAACCCAGAGACGGGAGATACTTGTAATGAACGAAGTGCAGGGTCTTCTTTTTAAGAGGATCGGCTTCCATCCAGTTCCTGTAAATCGAGAGAACCTCACTGGAGGACTTGTCAATGGTTATGACATAGGGAAGACCGATCCCCGTCTCTTCGCCGTCCTGTGTGTCCTCGAATCCGAGGAGGTCGAGGTCGGCATGAATTTCATAAAGGGTATACCTGTCGTCATGTTCGTAGCTGGGGTCCTCTCCCTGCATCTCGTTGTACTGTTCCTGTATCTTGGAATAGTCGGGGGTGGGATCGGGGAGGTCGATGTCACGGTAGAACCCGGCAAGCTGGAGACGCTTCACCTCGTTCTTGTTCTTCTTCATGATGTGGGTGTAGCGCGGGCATGATGCGAGATCGGATGCGCCGTAGGAAACCACAAGGTCTTCCGCAGGCACGAACACGGACGTGCATCTTTCCATGTCGATATCGTAATAAACTTTTTTAAACGCCGATCCTGCGAGAGGAAGGGCGAACAGCATACTCTCGTGTTCGGAGCGGTACTCGGTCATCACTTCGGTAACCTGATAGTTCATCTCGTCGGCTACGCGGATGGCCTGCTTCTCTTTCTCTTCGGTGATCTTGCCCAGTATCTGGGTCTTGACCGGACCCTTGGCCGGGAAGGTTTCCATAATCGACTGAGCCTGAAAGCGGATCACCGCTTCCGCCAGCATGGGATGAAAGACCCCGCACGCTCCGGGCCACGGGGTGCTTCTTTCTTCTATCTGGAGTCCGAGGAGTTCGAGTCCTCTGATGTAAGTCTGTTCCCAATCCTTTCTTGAACCCCGGTCAGTTTCGACTGCACCCATGAGTTCAGAGCTAACATTCTGGAGATCAGTGTCGCTGAGATGGTCAGCGAGATTTTCATTAAAGGCAGGGCCTTCCACTTCTTCTTCAAAGTCGAGAACAACTGTTTCATCGTCCGTCTCCACGGCAACGGCTTCCGGGTTGACAATCGTTACCTCCACGTCCCCTGTCGGGGCGGGTGCTGGATTAAGAGCTTTTTCTACCGCCATGCGGCGTCCCCATTACACATCATGTTGTGTTGCCTTTCCCTGTATAAACCAGATCTCCTGACTTGACCAGCGTTCTCATTGTTCCACGGTGCCGAGCAGCATCAGCCCGTATACCACACAGAAGATAAGAACCGCCACCGTTATGTATTTGAACATCCATGTGTCGTCGTCTTTCCTCATCAGTAATACTCCGCTACGCGCGGCGGGTACTCCTCTTCATCTTCATCTGACGGTGTGCGTATGAACCCTCCCTGCCTGAATCTGAGGAGGGCCTGAGTCGAACTGTCAACGAGATCGTCGTAATCACCCGAAGGAAAGGAGGCAAACTCCTCGATCACTTCCTCGGCCCATCGTTTGGGCGGGTGCCAGACGATCCCTGATGCAAAGAGATCCGCTACGGCATTAACCCGTGCGATCTTGTCATTCCCTTTCGAGGGAGTGAACTCGCCCACGGGGATACCCATTTGTCTTAATTCAAATATCAGGGGCATACCGGAAGCCTTGGCCTCGACAATGAAGGCATCGGGTTCCCACTCTGTCCATGACTTGAACGCTTTCTTTTTCAGTTCGGGAAACTCCAGTCTTTCCTTGTAGGCATCCAGAAGGATGATGTGCATGGCGTCTTCTTCCTCGTTGAGGAAAACACCCCATGTGGTGCAGGCCGAATAATCGGCGCGCTGGGTCTTGAGGAAAGCCGTGTCCCACGACTGGATAATAAATTCGCACTTCGGCGGGCGGTCTTCTTTCCATTCTTTCCACCACTCGCGTTTGATGATTGCACCCTCTTCCGAGGTGGGGTCCTGCTGGTACTGGGCTGACCACTTGGATGCGGGAAGCTCTGCACGCAGCGCCCCCAGTTCGTCTATGCCCCAGTATTCCGGCCACAGCGGATTGCCGGACGGCATGATCGCGGGAAGCTGTATCACTTCCCATTCATCCGATCCGTCACGCTGGGTTGACGCCTCTATAATCTTTCCGGTGAGATCACGCTTCGACCAGCGGGTCATCACCACGATAATCGCCCCTCCGGGCTGGAGTCTCTGTCTCGGTCCCGAGGTGTACCATTCATACACCCGGTCGAAAACTTCGGGGTGGTACTGTCCCTGTGCCGCGTCCTGTTCGGAGTGGGGGTCGTCGATGATCAGGAGATCGGCACCCTTACCTGTCACCGCACCGCCGACGCCAATGGCAAAATATTCACCGCCCCTGTCGGTGTTCCATCTGCCTGCCGCCTTGCTGTCTGCCCTGAGGTTGGTGGTCGGAAACAGTTCCTGAAAATTGGTGTCCGTGAAAACATTCCTTACCTTCCTGCCGAAACCCACGGCAAGCTCTGCGGTATGGGCGGTCTGGATAATTTTCTTGTCGGGGTAGCGGGCGAGGAACCACGCGGGGAGAAGGAAGGAAGCGAACTCCGACTTGGTATGCCGGGGCGGCATGTTGATGATCAGGCGCTTCAGCTTTCCGTCCGCCACTCTCTCGAAGGCTTCGGCCATCACCTTGTGATGACGCCCCTCGATGAATGCGGGCCACACTTCTTTTACGAAGGCAAGGAAATCCCTGTGCGACACTTCCCGCTTCCGCGCATCCTCGTATCGGTCGAGGAGGTCCATGATTTCTTTTTGTTCATGGAAGGGAAGTTTGTGTATCTCTGTTTGAATGGCGGCGATGCTATCGCTCATTCAGCCTGTTCTCCGTCACAGCAGTTGTAGACGACACGATGACACGAACCGCACTGATAGTGTCCATGCACAAAGTCCAGCCGTGTCCACTGTCCGCACCACGGGCAATCCACGGCAGGGTTCTGTTTTGCGCCACCCGAACCGTCAGAAGAACTGTCGGCCTTTCCGATATACATGAATAAAAGCATACCCCAGAATTATATTTAAACAAATAAAAAAAGACCCCCGACTAATCTGGGAAAAGCCGGGGGCAAGTTTCAACCACTAAAAACAGGAGTCATTAGTTGTTGTATCAGGGAGGACTAAAAACCTTAGTCGGTTATAGAGTACACGTCAAACCAGATGATTTCAAATATTCTTTTCTTCTTTCTGTTCCCGCTCGATACAGAAGGTGTGGGCGCTGAGAACCCGCGCCTTGGCGGTAATTTCCCTGATGATGTCCGCCCCCCTCAGATAACATTCCATCGGGGTCTTCCACGGACCCAGCTTATCCACTACCTGCATGGGAGGCACGGCAAAATAGTTTACCATCACAACCGTGATGAAAATTTTCAATAGGTCACCACCAGCAGCCAGATGAACACGCCGATGATCCCGACACCCAGAACCATTCCAATGATCTGCTTCCACATTTAAAGAGTAATCTCCCTCGGCAAGTAAACCAGAACCGAAGACTGGCAGTGGGGGCAATGCAGGTTGGTCACCATCGTGTACTCCGTGCTTGAGGGGTCACTGTCGTCAAGATCATGGTCTCCGCCCCATATCAGTTCCGTTCCGCAGTGCCAGCACTTCACCAGACCTTCCCCTGTGGTTTGATACTGGCATGTCCTCCCGCTATTATACAACTGGATTCCCCGTCAGGCATAGTTAAAAGCCCGGTCCACGCGGCATTCTTCTGATTACGGTAGACTTCTATGAGGTAACCGCTGGGCGACAACCCCCACCACTGGACGGTCCGCCCGAGTTTTCTTTCAAGACTGTGTGAAACTTCCTCACGACCAAAACATTTTAATTTCAGTGTAATTTGTTTAGCATTGGAAATTTTTTTCTTCTGTAATGGTCGTATTATGATACGTGATGGTTCTACTCTGATACCAACAGATGTCATATCCTGTGCATCAGGTACATTATCTTTTATTAAAAGATTTGCTAAGTCAATATCATCAGCTAGTGCACTAGTGCATGTGCTAATGCATATGATAAATCTAATAACATATTTTGAGCTTCCCGTCAAATTTAGCATAGTCCCCCTCCTTAATGATGTTTATGGTTATTTATATATAGTATGGCGCTATGAAAAAAGCAATACCGTTTGAGCAGAAGCGCGTGAGGTGTACGGGTGTAGGGTTGCTGGATCGAATAAAGCGGGGTGGGGCCTCGTGGTCAGGCGCAGAAGTTAGTTGGGGGAAAGGGCCGGGGTCTATTGCCCACACAAAAAGTAGGGACAAGCTGCTTCCAATATTGGCTGGGCATCAGCCTTGCTAATCGGCTTGATCAGGACTGCCCCCCAGCAAGCGGCGTAGCCTTTCCTCTAGCTCAACGCGCAGATCATCACTGCTACGATTGTCAGAGTGGGCTACCCGGTCTTCAAAAACGCTACCCTCCCCCTCCCCTAGTGATACCTTGCCTAGGAGTTCCAAGGCTCGCACCCTGCTCGATGCACTAGTGTCCGCGCCCTCTCCCTCTGCCTCCCTCTGGAGGCCCTCAAGAATGTAATCTAATCGTCTACCCCTCAGGTGCAGTGAGTTCTCCCTCTTCCTATCCATTGCCACTTGATACCTAGCCGCGATCTCACCGCCCCCACCCTGATGGAATAGCTCGTAGGCTCTGGAGTGGATGGTTGCTGAAGACATGTCCTCAGTACGGTAGGCTGACCGATACGCATCGCTCAATGTAATGTCATCACTCTCTATCATGGCCCTGAGGAAAGCCTCCTGCTTTGGGGTCAGTATCCTTGCCTTATCCTTACTCTTACTCTTACCCCCATCTATGACAATAAGATCCGCCATCTATCTCGCTCCTCTAGGTCGCTTTAATCGGGCATGCCATCACTTGATAGATAGCAGCCCTCACCACCATAACTACTCTGAGTACTGCGGGCGTGTCAATTTAAGACCGCTTTCAGGGCCGATTTAGGGCATGCTCTGTACGCCCGTTTAAGCCCCACTGGTGGCCTTTAGTGGTCTAAGGTGGGTTAGGTCATCTGAGGTGCCTTCCGCGATTTGTCCACCTTTTGTTCTTTTGTCAGAGACCAGCATATATCAAGTGATTTAACCTCTGTTTTAACCCCGGTTTCAATCGGGAACAAAACCCCATCCTTCACCGTCTTAAAAATAGTTTCAATAAAACTCCACCTTCAACCGTTTATGTTAGTAGATGGTATTAAGTGGGTTGACGTACACACCCATACATGACCATATACATCTTGCGGCCAAGACGTGGTCGCCACTTCCCTCGCAGGGGGACGGAGAAAATAAAAACTCTGCGCGGCTCAGGAGCCAGCCTTAATACTCATAAGTGGAGTGGCCTGTGGCACCGACTAGTCGATAAGGGGATAAGCAAGACCGCCTTGCCCTCGTGCAATTCCGCACGTTGCTTTCAATCCCTCTGGCACCCATGACACCGGATAGAGCCAGTTAACCTACCTCAGTCTATTGCTGAGTAACTCCCAATCTCCAATCAATGCGGTACGCGCTTATTGGGGTCAAGGGCCGTCACTCGTTCCTCATTGGAACAAGAAGTATCAGAGTGAAGACCGGAGACCTACAGTCTTGGATATAGAGCCGTAAAGGCCGTTAGGGAGATTAGATCAGTGTCTACGGCTATCAGCCGTACTGATGATTGGCGACAGTATTCGCCGAAACACTGGAGGGCAAAATGGAAGGCTTACTTTTTGGATTGATCGATAACGGCGTGCTTATTTTCGGTGCCTTCACTGGCTTGCAAATTGAGAATGCCATTCTCACCAAAGAGCATCGGTCTGGACTGGGTGGAGTTTTTGGGGCTGGCATCGGGAACACGGTGTCCGATTGTATCGGCGCGCTTGTTGACCCAGCGATGCAGTCAATGGTTGGCGGCATCACGCTAGGCTGCATCATTCCGCTCTTTGCCATTCCATTAATCGCAAAGTTCATCACGGTAAAAGACTGAGGGGTAAAGATATGACAACAATCGAGAAATTGAAAAAGACGCGCACCACTATTGTAA